TCATCCATGTCTTCACCTTCTGACATTTCATTCTCGAGCTCAGCTAATAACTCCTCTAAAGAAGCCTCATCCATGTCTTCACCTTCATCCATACCTTCTTCGGTGTGGTAAGCTTCTTCCATGTCTTTGCCTTCTTCCATTTCGTCTTTAGCCTCGTCCATTGTATCAGCCTCATCCATTTCATCCTCTTCCATCATAGCTGCTAATTTTTCTTTTAGCACTGGAGAGAAGGTTTCTTCAAGAGCAGCTTTTGCGTTTGCAATAGCAACTTCTTTAATGGTTTTAGCTTCTGCAATGGCCTCTTTTAATAATTGCTTATCAGCCATTTTTCCAAAATTTAAATTGTTTGTGAAAATACGTTTATTTAAAAAACGTAATAGTAGATCGATTAATTAGGTACCATATAAAGAAAGATGGCACATTGTACCGTGATACATATGTGCCATTTTCGGAAAAATTAAGAAAATTTAAACTATGGATCCTGTGGTTGCATTTTGTAAAGCATCCGCATCAAAGTGGTGAGGAGATACCATAATATATTGTAATCTTACTTGAGTATTATTTGAAATACCCATTACTCCCCCAATATACTCTAGTTGTTCTGCGGGAGAAGCGCTTCCTGTCCAAATATTATTTGAGGAAGAAATAATTGAACCACTATCAATAGAACATGACATTTCAGATCCGCTCCAAGTAAATGCATAATTGTGGAAAGTAGATGGGAATAAACTTCCTGATTGGGTTAAGTAAGGTACTTGAGAAGATTGGGTTGCAAATTCTTTTAATGTGCCTGTTTCATCTCTATGAAAAATTCCTCGTCCATCTATCCTTAAAAAGTCGGTAGTGGAAGCTGAACCTGTTTTTAATAAAGCAAAATGATTAGAAGTTGCCTCATTTGATCCTGAAACAGGTGTCCATGCAAATCTTGTAATGATTGTACCTTGGTTTTGGCTTGTTAAAATACTACTAACTGTTGAGGATGTTAATGGTACCTCAAGTGATTCTGAAGGTTTAGTAATTGCTGAAGCACTAGTAGGAGTGTAAGAAGATGCAGGAATGAATGCTAATGGGTTTGATGTACGTGAAGAACCCGATAATGATGAGGTAATATCTCCTTCAATTAATTCTAACTGTAAATTAGCAATTGAGAATATTGGGGGATCTGGGTTTGTAGGGGGTTGTCCTGGGGCAGATCCTGATCCTGCATAGTTAAATTCATCTAAAAGATTATTATTAGGATCACCTGTACTAGTGTAAAGTTTAAATCTTGTAAGACTAGTGCTGCTTATCATATCATTAATTCGTCCTAAAGCACTTAGTCTTAACCAACCATCCCCAATATCTGTGATTTCAGTATCATATGCTGTTCTTACTAATAATGAAGCTGAGTCTGCATTTACTTTAGCATTTGGGTATTCCGCAGGATTTATAAAAATATCTTCTTCGTCCAATTCGAGGTTTTCAAATAATCCTGTATTTCTAAAATCTACAAACATAACTCTAGCTAAATCAGGAGTAGTATCATTATAAGCGATACCTCCACTTATACAAAAAGAAATTTTACCAACTACATTATCAGGGACATTACCAGCATTCCATTTTAAATCTATTTGGTGTTTTCCGTCTGATGTGGTTCCTGAATCGTCTTCTTGAAAAGTAATAACATTATAATCCCCTGGTGATGGGAATTTTGGATTAGAGCTAAATTGATAATTTACCCCAGGATCATCATCAATTATAAAGGTATCAATATATCTATTATTAGTTTCACCTTCTAATATTAAATTCCCAATTGTTGTTCCTGTAGAAATTGAAGAAGTAATAGGTCTATTAGTATTATAATCGGTAAGTGAACCTATAAATGAAAAACCTTCATTTGTATAAGAATAATCTATTCTAGGAGTTGCATTTGTAGTAAATTCTGTAAAGTTTAAAGCCGAGTTAATTCTAGAAGATCCTGTAATTCCTACTGATCCTGTATATTTAAAATCTCCTTGACCTGAATTCGGGATAATAGAATATAAAGTACCTTGAGTGGAAGAATCCCCAGTATAAACCCCAGCATACATAACAACTGAACAACTAGAAAATAATGTAGACATATCTTAGTAAATTGGACATCTATTATTAGAGCATAAAATATCTGTAATAATAGAGTTAGTTTTATTATAAATATTAGATTCTGTAAGAGATTCATTTAAAGGACTCATGTAGGATCCTGGGTTAGAAGGGGTAGAGACGAAATCATAACATAAGAGTTCGAAATCATCTTGCACCTCCATTACTTCTCCTACTTGTTTTAGAGAGCCCATTCCACGAGAAGAAATTCCTACGGGAACGTTGTTTGCAAATAATGCTTTTAAGATGTTACCTGAAGGAGTAGGTAAAATTTCAATAACACCCATTACTTTTTTACCATCCCAATTCATATCATTGATTTTATGGGATACGTTTTTGAGGTTAACAACTTGAGAATCAGGATGATCTAACTCACCTAATGCTCTGTTTTCTTTAACCACTTCCATGTACTTGTTGATTTCTCTTTCGAGAATTGCCATTGGATATTCTCTTCCGTTTCCGTTTTGTTTTTCGGCAGTAGAAAGGATACCTTGTACTATTAAATTTCCGTCAGGTGAAGTTTTACCTTCATTGATAGAAACAATAGGTTTGAAGATATTAGTCTCTATCAGTACTTGTCTCATCTACAATTTGTTTTTTAGCCTTTCCGGTTAGTTTTTCATACATTTTCTGCATTTTGGCTTTTCTCTTTTCTAAGATCTTAATTTCCTTTTGCAGTTCCTTAACTTTCTTTTTATCTACTAACTCTGAGAGGTTATCATCTTCGGAGATCATTTCTAACCTCTGGGATTTTGATTCAATCATTTCTTCTACAGCCTCAATTTGGGTTTCTAAAGTAACGATTGCACCACTTTCCTCAATTTCAGCTAATTTATCTTCTACTGAATTTGTTTTCTTTTTACCTTCAAGTAAAAGTTCAGTCATTGTAGGAACTTTAGATTCTTTCAAATCACCATATCCTGAAGACTTATATTTGCCTGTTACTTCTTTAGGTTGTTCTGCTTTACCATACCCAATGCCCTTGATTCCAAAAGCGGAATTTTCTGTGTAATGGGTAGCAGATTTAGTTAAATTTTTTCTGACGATTTCTTTGATTTGGTCTGGGGTTTTATTGCTGTTTGCAGGGTCTTTAATTTCTGCGTAAAATCCCTTTAAGAATTCAGCTCCATATACAGTATCAATATTGTTTTTATCTTGATAGTTGAATTGCTTGGCTTGAACATCCATTACGTCTTTGGATGGTTTTTTCTCTACTGCCTTAGCAGCCTCAGTGATGATACCTCTGTTTTTTAAAATCTTAACAGTATCATTGAATGAGTTTTGGTTAGATACTAAATTGGGAAATAAAGTTCTAGCTAATTTTTGAAAGTAGTTCTTAGAAGTTTTTCCCTCTTTTAGAGCTAAATAGTGTTCTTGGATTGTTTTCATTTTTTTAATAATGTAATTATGTCTTCCAAATAATCCTGGATCAAATCTGTTCCGTATACCACATTATATGAGTCAGGATTTTCCTCATAATATTGTTTTGTTTTTGATTTTGCATTCCTTAACAGAGATGCAATCTCAAACATTTTATCACTAATTTTTTCGAACCCTTCAACACGTTGTTGTTGGAATTCTTTTGAGCTTTGGTTTTCCTTAAGTTTATACCCGTAGCCCATTACTTATAAATATCGATTACTTCTATTCCCTTCGCTTTTTTGCGTAACTCTTTTTTATTTACAGGTTTAAACCCTAACTTATAGTAATATACTACTGGTTTGGATCTATTTCCTGCTGCATATTGAGCACCTTCCCCAGGTGTAAAGCTAGCGCCTGTACCTGTGGATGAGATTTCTTTGGTAAGGAATCTTTTCTTTATAATTTCTTTAATTCGATTTCTTAGGTCCATGAATTTTATTTAATTCTTCAATTAACTCAAAGTATTGAAGTAAATTAAAAATATCATTTGATTTTACGGAACATTTGTTAGTTTTAGTTTCTAACAAAGAAATGACCTCAGTTAATTTAATTTTAGTTACATTGTCCGTGACTCGCTTGTTGAATGTCTCTAAAATATTTTTTAATTGAGAGGACCTTAAGTTATAAATTTCTCTTAATTTAGGAGTAGAATCTACTGATGTAATAAATTCCTTTAAGATTTGTTTCTGGTATGTGTTAAGATTAGAATACTTAGTGTTGAATTTCTCTAATAAGAGTTTGTAAGTAAGTAATCTTAAATCTTTATCGTATGTTTGGAATTCGTTTACTAAGTTCTCTTTAACTGAATTTTCTGAAATGTTTGCTTTGCAAATTTGCTCTAAAAGAGTTTGCTTGTTTTTAATAATCTCGTTTGGATTAACATACGAGTTTGTATTGTAAATTTCTAAAAGTGTAAAAAACGAGGAGAATGTTTTGTAGTTAGGGAGTTTGGTTTTAAAAAACTCGTCTAAGTTATAAAAACCTTTGATTTCAGAAATTAAGTTATATTTTTCAGACTTTAATCTTTTCCTGTTTAATCTCTTAGAGCTTTCTACTAAATCTTGGATTAACGAGTTGGCTTGGCCCTCTGATAGTCCGTTTGATTTAGAAACAGTCTCATACAATTTTAATTCTCTAGAGAGTTCTGTCTTTGAAAAATATTTTTTAATTAATTTTAATGCGGGGGATTCCTTTTCGTTGAGGGTATCAGCTGTAACCCTTCTAACTAAAAGTTCAAATAAAATACCCGTATTTTTATATTTTGAATGCTTTATTGACATTTTCCAGTTTGTTATAAATATTATTCCCTGATTTGAGATTCATCTAGTAGTGAGCTTTCGTCATTATTCGACTTGTCAAGACCTACTTTTAGGGATTCTATTAATGATCTATTTTTTTCTAAAACTTCTAAAGCAAGGGGTGAGCCTCCTTTAAAGTTTAAATTTGCATCTGGTTGGTCGTCAACTTTGTTGCCTTGTCTACCAATTCTATCCTTACCAAAGTTATCGTCTTGGGTATTTCTGTCAGTGACTTTTTCTTTGGGTCTACCTAAAGTTTCTTTCTCATCATATCCATCAGGTAATGAATTATCTTCATATCTTCCCTTACCATATAAGGAAGCTAAATCGTGTGGTGTACCATATGATTTACCTGTTGTAACAGGATCGTTACCTTCACTCTCAATCTGATTTAATCTAAACTTACGTTTAGCATCTTGAACAATCAGATCTCTATATTCGTTAAACTCATTCTCTGATAAATGGAATATGTTATCGTAAATCCAATCAGTAGGTAACAAATTATTTTCCATCATTTGAGATGCTAACTCTACCTTTTCTTTCATTAATGCAATTCTCTCCTGATCATAGATGATTGAAGGAGTATTTAATGAAAGTTCAAAATTTGTTAATGAATCCTCATCATATCCCTGGGTGTAAAGATGGATGAAGGCGATTTTGTAGAGTTCTGAAACTACAATTCTTTGGATTCTATCGATTGTACGAGCGAATCTAATATCTTCTGCTGCTAATGTAGCTTTACCTTCTACATTCTCGTCATATCCTAAGAATGCTTTAGGTACTTTAAGGGCAGCAAATAATTTTTCTCTCAAGTATTCCACATCAGCAATACCATCATAATCTAAACCTTTAGTGGTATCGATTTTAGTGGTTGTATCATTTCCTCTAATTGGAATATAAAAGTCTTCCAATAGGTTTTGCATGTTATACTTTAAGTTGTATTCCCCAGTATCTTGATCAATGTGAGGAGTACGCTTCATAGTTGAGATAGTTTTTTGCATAAACTGCTCTACCTCATTTGGTGGGATACCACCTACGTTTACATAGAAAATACGTTTTTCAGGAGCACGAACAATTCTATGAATTAACATAGCATCCTCCATCAAAGTGTATTGTTTAAACAATTTACGAGCGGGCTCAATATATGCTCTACCATAAGGGAGGTAATTTAGATCAGTTAATAATCTAAAGTGAACCATCTCATAATGGTCAAATGTAATTCTTTTTTCGTCTGCCTGGTTAGGGGTGTAAGTATAACCTGATCCACCACCATAGTTTCCTTCTGGGTTATAGTAAAATTCTACTCTTGAAGGATTGTCTAAATCAAAGTTTTCTTTCCTTTCGATATGGAAGGCAGAATAAGGGATGACATTATAAACACCAAATTTTTCTGAGATTTCTAGTTTTAAGAAGAAATCACCATACTTACACATTTGACGGATCCAACTCCAAAGGTTGAATTCAATGTTTAAAACATCATAAAATAAGTTATAAAGAATTTTTTGCAGTGATTCATCACTAGATCTAATTCTTAATACCTCACCCATTTCATTTTGTAGGGTGGATTCGTCTGCTATGATATCTAAAGAAGATGCAATAATAGCATCTTGGTCCATAGCATCATAGTCTGAATAAATTTGTGGTCTTAGGTATTGGTAGTTTAAATTAAACTGCTGACCATATAAAGAGGTTGCTGCAGGGTTCCTATATAACCTCGAATATCTATCCATTAAGGAGTTAGTAGCATATTCACCTGAGGTTTGAATGTGATCTGTGTCTACTACTTTAAGATTACCGTTTACATTACGAATTACTACATCCGTAGAAAACAGTCTCTTTAATCTTGAAAAAAGGTCCTTCTCAGCCATATCTTATAAATATTATAATAACCAGTCTATTGATTCATTCCCATCCCTTGTTTTGATCTCGTAGGGGTTAGGGATGTTTGTGTATTTGTTTGGGTTGTAAGCGAAATTGTAATTTGTTTTATTTGTGGTAATATTGTTGAGAGCAGCCTTAGTTAAATCTAAACCTTGTTGTTTAAACTTAAATGCTGTGTCTCTCATATACATTGCAATTGCAAAACTCATAACTAAATCATCATTATAACCTTGTTGAGCTTCCGCTCTACCTGCTTTCCATACAAACACTCTCATTTCCTGTAACAATCTTTTTGAATTAATTGTTACTGATTTATCAACAAAATACTCGTTAAATTTTTGTATTACCAAAGGACGAGTTCTTAATGACATTACAAAACCCGGCACTAAGGACGAGTTACTGTTATATTGGTCAAAGTATGAATCAGATGTTATATCTCCACTCTTAGGTGACTGATAGATGTTTCTATATCCTCTATCTATTACTACCTGTAGAACAGCCCACCCAATATTTGCGTTTTCTATTACAAGTAAAGCTTCATTATATTCAGAGGCAATACCCACTAATAAATGTCCAAATTCTTTAGTTGATAATTGTCCACGATATTCAGCTACCTGGGTATTTGATTCAACATCTATTACATGGAATGCAGAAAAGTCTTTACCATCACCTCTAGCTACGTCTGCTACTACCATATAGTCTCTAGAGTAGTCTACAGGTTCCCATACCCAAAGATTTTGGTCTGCTCCTCTTTTTTCAAGTGGTTCTTTTTCGGAGGTTTCAGAGTAAAATTCTATCATTTCTCCCGAAAAGACAGTATCACCTGAGGTATTGAAATCACAATCACACTCTTGGGCTGCAATTTTAGGGTCTCCTAATAGTTCATCCTGTCTAGCTCTCCAAGTTTCATCTCGTTCAGGGTGGACATACCAAGGTAAACGAATTGGAACAAACTCATTGTCTTGTTGTTCTGCTCTAACCCATGTTTGATGAAACCAATTTCCAGTTCCATAAGGGGTTGAAATAGCAATACAACCTCCACCTGTGGCTAGGGTTTGTTGAGCTGAAGCCCATATTTCACCAATGTTTTCAATAAAGGCAGCCTCATCAATCAATAGTAAAGAAACGGCTTCTGATCTACCTGCATCTGAGGAAGCTGAAGTTGCTTTAATTTGAGATCCGTTTGTTAGTCTTAAATTTAAGCGGTTGTTTTCTGCAAAGTCTATTTTTAACCAGGAAGGTAAGTTATCATACATGAACTTTACCTTGTTTACCATGTTTTTGGCTGTTTCCTGTTTTGTAGCTATACAGAGAATATTTTTATCTTTATGGAATAACATTAACCATAAAGAATATCCTGCAGATAAGGTAGAGATACCTAACTGACGAGATTTGTTTAGGATTGAGTAAGAATGATTTTGAAATAAATCTAATACTTTTTCCTGGAATGGGTAAAGATGAAATAAAATTCTGCCCCTTTGTGGATGTTGAATATAACAATATTTGCGCATAAAATGTACAGGATCCTTTGCACATTTAATATACTCAGCAGCAATTATTTTTTTAATATTATCTTGGGACATTAAAATTTCCAGTTGATGGAAAGGGATATAACAGGTGCTAATTGGCTGTTTATTCCTAATCCAAATTGGTATAGGTTATTTGTTTTTGTTTTAATACTGATTTCCGGTCCTATATAAGCGAATCCTTCCCTCCCCGATACCAATTGTGCTCCATAAAAGTACTCGTTTTTAGGAACATATACTTCGTTTGTAACAATTTTAGTTGGGTATCTTAGGGTATAATTTAGGTAACGAGATACAATTCGGTTTCGAGTGACAGTGTCCTCAATAATGATAGAGACAGAATCTTGAACTATAGAATCTCTATAAAATATTTTAGAGAAATAATCCTTTAAAATAAAGGCAGTATCTACAGAAGTTTTAAATGTATCCCATCTTACTACCTCAACGGGGTAAGGGACAGGTTTAGGAACATAATGGGATACCTCTGTTTGTATGGTATCCCACTTATATTCAATTTCTGTATTAGTTATAACAGTGGGGGCGCTACATTTATCTACTAAAAAAAACCCACCTGCTACACCTAATAGAAAAACAATTATTCTATTTGATTCTTTCCAACTCATTTTGGATAGTGGTGTATCGTTTTATTCTCTTTAAAAACTTTTCCTTGTCTTCTTCAGACTCAGCTTTTTTATACTTTTTTAAAGCAGCGTTTAGGAGGCGTTGGGTCTCCTTTTTTTTTGACGAATAGTAGGAGACACTTCTTCCTCAATACCTGCTTCTTCTTTTGCTTTAGCTAAATCTTTGTAAGCGTCAGTTTGGGCTTCAATGTCTTCTACTGATTCCTCAGAAAGAATTTCGATGATATTTTCCCTAATATAGGATTTTAAATCACTCTTTGTCATCCTCTTTTTTCTTTCTTCCCCTTTTTCCTAACTCTAAATCACCGATTTGAACTTTAATAAATCTTTGAAGCTGATTAGCGTGAAGGTCTTGATCAGGGTTATCAGCTAACCACTTTTTCACGTTATCGTTTTTCTTAACTTGCTTTGAAATATCACTTACAGATTTACCTTTGTTGGCTGAAACAATTCTTTTAATCATTTTACCCAAGTCGGTTAATTCCCCACCTGCTGATTTGAGTTTAGCCATTTCTGTAACAGCCATTTCTTTAAGAATTTCTTCTTTGATAAGTTGTTTGAGTTCTGATCTTTTCATTTTGTTTTCTTTTAAGTTGTCCGTATTTTCGGTGGTTAAACCTATTACTTCTTGTTTCTCAATATACTTACTATAATTTCTTGGATCATCATCGCCATACCATTTAGAAGCTTCAGCTAACTCTTCTGTTGCGAATACTTGGAGGTAGGGATAACTACTAGCCCTAGGTGTCCATCTAACAATATATACTGTCATAGCTAAGTTGTTTGAGTTTTAATCTTTTTATTAGTTAATAGTTTTGATTATAAATATCACATTCTCTCCCAAACTATCCTCTCTTTAAACTCCAATAGTCTATTATTAGGATTCTCTAATTTTACAAGGGAGTTGATTTTGCTTCTATGTTCTTGGAGAAATGATCTGATAACAGAGTCAACTTGATCTCTATAGAATGGATTTGTTTCTCTTACAGAATTATCTTCAATAGGAATTCCGTTTGGAGACAAATATACAATAACATCATATTCTGGGATGAGTTTAGATGCTAGTTTGATGAAATGTTTTTTCTCCTTGTTTGTCATTGATTGAGACAAGAATGCAAACGCCATTACATCAATTACAGTTCTATCTGTAAGAATTTTATCTTGCATTAGCTCGCTAGCACGTTCTGCTAAAAATACAGTTTGACCTTTTAATGTCGAATCTGTGTTTAATGGAATTCCCATTTCCATCAAATACTTAGAACGCTCTGTACGTTTGATATAGCCGTCCAACTCCGGCAAACCAATAAGTTGATTCACCAGAGTTGTTTTTCCAACGGACATTGTACCTGTTAATCCTATCCTCATTAGTTTCTGTAATCAGAGATTAGATGCTTCATAGATGGATTCTTGTAGAATGGAATACCTTCACGTTGAGACTTAAGCTCTTGCCATTGTTCCTTATCCAAAAAACGTCCGTACAAATAGTATTCATTTTTTGAGAATGTTGAGTCAATATGATTCTTATCATGGATTTTAACTGCAGGACCATCCCATGAATGGAGCTTCCAACTTTCATTACCCAATTCTCTAAACAAGGACATATACGCACCTCTTGAATTGATTGTCTTGTACTCGTAAGCTTTTTGTCTTTTAGCCATTTGATTTTATTTTGTGTGAATATACGAAAAATTCTTCAGGATAACAAACTTTCTGCTACATAAATTCCTTGTGCTCCTGAAACTGTAATACCACGAGCTGATAGAGCATCTCCTACAAAGTGCACATTATTAAATTGTTCAAGTGCTAGGTTGTTATAGTCTACAAGTGGTTCTGGGGATAGGTATTTTACCTCGGGAATGTAGATACCCCAATCGTTTTCAAGTGTAGGGAATACCTTTTTCATATCCTCGATGAAATCTGTAATGTATTCAAAATACCCTTGGAAATGTTGTTTTACTTCCTCCAAACCATCTTCATTGATGTAGTGAGCTTTAACCCAATCCCCTTCTGAGGTTTTAGATTTCCATTTTTTACTATCAGGGGTATAATACAGACCTGCTTTGTATTTGGCTTGGTGACGTCCTTGAGCTTTTCTTCCACTATACCCTTCACCAGGAACTATAGAATGTTTTTGTACTTTAGAAACTAGCTCTCTTGACCATTTGAATGGTTCTTCAATACCTTGAATTTCCATCAAGATACCAAAGTTGGTCATATCATTTCTATAATCTTCTCCTTTTTTAGCATGTCCGTTGTACGAATAATCTCCATATGTTTCTTCAAGGGCAACATAAGCTGCATTGTTGTTTGTACAGAATGAACGAAGCGAGACTCCTTTATCTTCGAATTTACGATACAATTTGAAATCATATGAAATGTCGATTAGTTTTTGGA